GAAGGAAAAAGACGCCGCGTACTGCGGATTCCGGCCTGTACGGGTTCCCAGCCATTTTCTGGTGGTCATTGTTTGGCCACCCACCCAGCCCGTCATGGGCACCACATTCCCGCCATGGGAGGTCAGCATGCCCGGCCCCGCACCGAAGCACCCGAGTACCCGCGCGCGCCGCAACGACTCGAAGAAGGACTTCACCTCCCTGCCGGCCAAGGGTCGCAGCGGGAAGGCGCCGGCGTGGCCGCTGCAGCCTGACGTGAGGATGACCGCCGAGCACCAGCTGGCGCTGGATCGGATCGCCCACCTGCAGGTCGAGATCGAAGGCGCTGAGGACGGTCGCACGAAGGGGCGCCTGCGCCGGAGCCTCGCCGCAGCCGAGCTGACCGCGGCGACGCTGGCACTGCAGATCGAACAGGCGACGGACGCCGAGCGGGAGCTGTGGGATGAGCTGTGGTCGACGCCGCAGGCCACGATGTGGGAGGCGTCGGCCGCGTTCGCCCGGATGCTGGCGCAGTTCGTGCGCTGGAACATCAAGGCCGAGCAGGGCGACCTCAAGGCCGCGGCCGAGGCGCGGGCCCGGTACCAGGACTTCGGTCTGACCCCGAAGACGCTGACGGCGCTCAAGGTCGAGATCGAGGGCGCTGACGAGGCCGAGACTCGCGGCACGCAGCGTCGCGCTGCGAAGGGGCCCGCTGCGCCCGCGTCGGGTCGGCCTGACCCGCGCAAGCGGCTTCGTTCGGTGGGCTGATCCGTGGGGACGTTGATCGTCCCGCCGTTCGATGAGGACCCGTGGCCGACGATCGGCCCGCAGGTCGTGGCCTTCCTGCAAGAGCGCGCCATCTACGGCCCGGGGTCGCTCAAGGGCGAGCCGTACGTCGTGGACGACGAGTTCGAGGCGCAGATCTACCGCATGTTCGAGGTGTACCCGCAGGGGCATCGCCTTGAGGGCCGGCGCCGGTTCAAGCGCGTCGGGATCTCGTGCCGCAAGGGACTGGCGAAGACCGAGAAGATGGCGCTGATCGCCTACGTCGAGCTGCACCCGGAGGGGCCGGCGCGATGTGACGGCTTCGACGCTCACGGTGAGCCTGTGGCGCGGCCGGTGCGTGACCCGTACATCCCAATGCTCGCGGTCACCCAGGAGCAGGTCGAGGAGCTGGCCTACGGTGCGCTGAAGGTCATCTGCGAGGAGGGCCCGGACGCCGAGTTCTTCGACGTCTCGCTCGAGCGCATCCTGCGCCTGGACGAGTGGGGCCGCGCGGATGGCAAGGCTGTCCCCCTGTCGAACTCCCCCGGCTCGCGTGACGGTGCGCGCACGACGCTCAACTGCTTCGACGAGCCGCACCGTCTGTCGCTGCCGCGGGCCTTGGCGGCGCACGAGACGATGGTCGCGAACCTGTCCAAGCGGGTGCTCGAGGACCCGTGGGGCCTGTACGTCGGCACTGCCGGCGAGCTCGGCGAGGGGTCGGTCGCCGAGGGGCTGCACAACGAGGCGGAGCAGATCCGTGACGGGCTGATCGACGACCCAGCGCTGGCGTACTTCCACCGCGATGCGAGCCCGACGAACCCGCGCACGGGCAAGGCCTATGACATGGATTCGCTGGCTGAGCGGATCGAGGCCGTAGTCGAGGCCACTGGCGGGGTGGGCGAGTTCGGCCCCGGCCAGTTCGAGGACATCGCCAAGCAGTGGGACCGGCCGGCGGCCGACCGCAACTACCTCGAGCGCGTGTGGCTGAACCGCTGGACGAAGTCGAACCAGCAGGCGTTCGATGCAGGCGCCTGGAACGCTCTGGTCGGCGACCCGATCCCGGACGGCGCGCTGGTGACGGTCGGCTTCGACGGTGCCCGGTTGCGTGACGCGACGGGGCTGGTCATCACGGACGTCATGACGGGGCGTCAGCGGTTGTTCGCGGGCTGGGAGAAGCCGCTGGACGATGACGAGTGGGAAGTGCCCATCTCCGAGGTCTACGCAGCCGAGAACGAGCTCCACGAACGCTACGAGGTGTTCAAGGCCTACGGCGACCCGCCGCACTGGATCGAGACGATGGGCGAGTGGGCCGGGAAGCGCCCGGGCATCTGGGAAGAGTGGTGGACCAACCGACCCAAGCAGATGTCGTACGCGGTTCGCGCGTACATCGAGGCGATCGCGTCAGCATCGGTCACCCATGAGGTTGGCCGCGACACCGCCGAGGACGGTCCTGAGGCCCGGTTCGCGAAGCACATCGCCGCGGCCGGCCGTAAGGACATCAACCTGTACGACGACGAGGGTCGTCGCCTGTTCGTGCTGAAGAAGCTGCACGAGGACCGCAAGTTCGACTACGCCATGGCCGCGGTCCTGTCCTGGCAGGCCCGTTTGGACGCGCTCGCGAAGGGCGCTACTCCGCGCAAGAAGAAGACCGCGAAGGTCATCCGCGTCCGATAACAGAACGGGAGTCGCCGTGCCTATTGCCGACGTTGACACTCCCGGCTCTGTCGGCTGGTGGATGACCCGCCTGTGGAAGAAGCTGCAGGCCGACCAGGCGCGGTTCGACCTGCTGCAGGCCTACTACGAGGGTCGGCCACCGCTGGCGTGGGGCTCGGAGCAGACCAAGTCGCGGTTCTACCGCTTCCAGCAGACCTCGCGCACCAACTACGCGGCCCTGATCGTGCAGGCCGAGGTTGAGCGCATGGGTCTGCGGTCGGTCACGACCGGCGCGGACCCGGACCCTGAGGGTGACCAGGTGGCGTGGCAGATGGTCACCGGCAACGACCTGGACATCTCCTTCCCGGACGCGGCGCGCATGGCGAAGCGGTTCGGCCGGTCCTACATCCTGACCTCTTCCCCGGAGGAGGACGGCGACCTGGCGGTCATCACCGCCGAGGACCCGCGGCAGATGGCCGTCGAGCTCGACCCGGTGAACCCGCGCAAGGTGAAGGCTGCGTTCAAGCTGTTCAACGACTCGTCGTTCGGGCTGGACGTGGCGATCCTGTGGCTACCTGGTGAGAAGCATGTGGCCGTCCGAGCGCGCAAGGCTATCCCGCAGCCTCGTCAGCTGCGTTCGGGCGGCATCCTGGGCATCGCTGACCCGGTGAAGGTCGCATTCTCGGCCGGCACGTATGACCTGCGTGGCGAGGCGCCGACCGATGGCGCCGATGACCCGTACTGGTCCGAGACGTACGCATCGCAGAAGATCCCAGTCCAGGAGCTGCGCAACCGTGACGGTGTGGGCGAGTTCGAGCTCCACATCGACCTGCTGGACCGGCTGAACCACCTGAACCTGATGCTCATGGTCATCACGACCATGCAGGCGTTCCGCCAGCGTGGCATCGAGCAGTCCACGGACCCCGGCGTCGAGCAGCTCGAGGAGCGCGACGAGACCGGCCAGCTCATCGACTACAACGACCTGTTCGAGGCGGGCCCGGACGCCATGTGGCTCCTCCCTCCTGGCGCGAAGGTCTGGGAGTCGGGTCAAGCTGACATCACCGGCCTGCTGGGCGCGATCAAGGCCGACCAGCTGAAGCTGTCCGCGGTCACCCGGACCCCGATGACCATGTTCACCCCGGACGCGGCCACGCAGACCGCTGAGGGCGCCCAGCTGATGCGCGAGGGCCTGGTCTTCAAGGTCGAGGAGTTCCTGCGCGCAGCCTCGCGCGTGCTGGCGTTCAACATCGCGCTCGGGTTCGAATACATGGGCGACGACGCGCGTGCGGACGCCTCGAAGGTGCAGGTGAACTTCCTGCCCGCGGAGCGGTACAGCCTCGCGGAGAAGGGCGCCGCGTCCGCGCAGGCAGTCGCATTGCCGTTCGAGTCGCTGCTGACTGAGGTGTGGCAGTTCTCGCCGCAGCAGATCCGTGACGCGAAGACGCAGCGCTCGGCTGACCTCGTGTTGCAGCAGCAGCAGGCGGTCCTGGCCGCGAAGCTGAACCCGCCGCGACCACCCGAACCGCCCGCTCCCACAGCACCTTCGGTCGATGGCTCCCAGCCAAACGACTGACGTCACGGCGCTGACGTCCGCCGTTGAGGCAAACGCTGCCGGCCGTAACGCTCTGGTCGACAACCTCGTCGCGCAGGTGCAGGCGCTCTTGCACACGTTCACCGGGTGGTACTCCGACCCGGCCGTGGCGGCCATGTCGAAGGACATCGCCTCACTGGTGACGCCGACGCAGCAGATCATGGTCGCGCAGGAGAACGCCTACCTCTCGCAGGTGTCTTCGATGCTCGCCGGTCACACGGTGCCCCCAGCGAAGCTTGCGCCGACACACAACCTGCGGACCGGCGTCACGCCCGACGACGTGTATGAGCGCATCGCTCGCCAGTACCGCTACGAGCGGTCGATCGACGTGCCTGAGCCTGACGCCCTGCAGCATGTGCTGACCCGGGCGGATGTGATGAACCAGGCGGACGTGGCACTGGCCGCGCGCCGGCAGGACGCGGAGTTCTTCTCCCAGCACGACATCACCGGGTACCGGCGCGTGATCCACCCGGAGTTGGCGAAGCAAGGTACGTGCGGCCTGTGCATCGCCTCCTCCGACCGCGTCTACCACAAGAGCAGGCTCCTGCCGATCCACGACCGCTGCCACTGCGGTGTCATGCCGATCCTCGGTGGTTTCGATGCCGGGTCTGCGCTGAACAACCTGGATCTCGGGACGCTCTACGAGCACGGCGGGTCAACCTCCGCGGCCGACCTGAAACGCACGCGCTACCAGATCGACCAGCACGGCGAGCTCGGGCCGACTTTGGTCCCGAAGAAACGCGCGAGCAAGCGCGCCTGATCTTCCCGCAGCCTGCGCGGGTAGCCCCGACATGGGGAAACACCACACCCGACATGGGAGAACGACATGAGTGCTGCCTTCTTCAAGCCCACCGACCTGCGCGCACTTGGCGCGATCGACGCCCTCCTCGCATTCCACAAGGCCCGCTTCGGCGACGCCCTCATGGAAGAGGGTGGCGAAGGTGGCGAGGGTGAAGGGTCCACCGAGGACAAGGGAACCAAGGCCGCTGGGGCGTCGACGTCCAGTGGTGACAAGGGATTCCCCGAGGGCACCCCGCTCGCAGAGATGAGCGTCGAACAGCGCGAGGCGTACTGGAAGTTCCAGGCTCGCAAGCACGAGGAGCGCAACAAGGCGTTCGACGGGCTCACGCCTGAGGCGTTGGCTGATCTGCGTGAGCGTGCGAACAAGCAGCAACAGCTGGAGCGCGAGCTGATGTCCGACAAGGACAAGGCGGTGCTCGAAGCCAAGGAGGCCGCGACCGCTGAGGTGCGCGACCAGTATGCGCAGCGTCTCGCGGCGTCCGAGTTCAAGGCTGCGGCCGCGGGCCGCATCGAAGCCGAGCGGCTCGCGAACCTGCTCGAGGACATCGACCTTCGCCGGTACGTCACCGACTCCGGCGACATCGACACCGAGCGCATCGCGAAGAAGGTCGACGCCTGGGCGCCCGTCCAGGAAGAGAAGCAGCGTCGCGGCCCGTCCACGGTCGGCGCCGGCAGCCGCCCATCGAGCTCGGGACCGTCGTTGCAGTCCGGCGCCGAGATCTACCAGGCCCGCAAGGGCCGCAGAGGCTAACCCCTTCCCGTCATGGGATCGCCCGTCACGGGCTTGGTCTGGCGTGAGCCGACCGTACGCACCCCCACCATCAAGCCCTTTCAAGGAGCGTTCTCATGAACTTGAACCCGACTATCAACACGCTTGGTCGCGACGACCAGTCGTGGTTGGGGTCGGCCCACGGCACGAACTCGGCTCGCAGCATCACGCTCGCGATCAGTGCGTTCACCAAGGCCACCCACTACCCGAACGGCTACCTGCCGTCCGGGCTGCCCCTGGGCAAGTACACCTCCGGTGCCAACTCGGGCCTCTACGGCCCCTACGCCGTTGGCGTCC